TTATTCTAACGTATACACCTTGCCTTGCAGCCCTGCACATATAGAACACACCCTGCTATCCCCTGCCGTGGCTAATTCTGCCTGTACGTTAACGCCTGCAACACCCCAGTTCTTATACTCTTGTATGGTAGCGGAATGATGTGCTCGTATTACTTCTGTGCGTGCCAACATTTCTGCCCGTCTTGCAGCAGGTATGAATCTTCCTAATGTATCCGTTAGGCTTAAATCGCCCATACCTGCCCCGTTAATGGTAGCTGTCAATTTCTTAGCAAGCAACCTTGGATTGTCCCCGTCTGCAATACCTTGTGCAAGTACTTTACTGATCTGCGTGTCCATTGCAGACGTTATATTCTTCAATTCAGAAAATGTACGGGAATACAACACCCCTACACGGTCAAGATGGAATGGTTGCTGCATTGATATACTGATACCTCCGGTTTCTTCTAAAGTAGGTATTTTAAATCCTTCCTTTGTCATCTCATACCTGGCACGGATAACACCCCTCTTATAAGAATCTTCAACATCGTTGTTTCTCCAAGCTGGTCAAATCCTGCCTCCTGCTTGATTAACATTTTGAATCTGCAAAATCCCTCTACCAGGTTGTTCATTCAACCAATTCATAAAAGCATTTACTTTATCCCCACTTCTTGGAAATGCAAATGCTGCGGTGCCGGGTGGTGACATCTGTTGAATCACAAATGCATCTTTCTGCAACCCAAAACAATCCCTTTCTACAATAGCTTGCTGGATAACTTTTGTTAATTCTGCAAAACGCCTTTTCATATCAGCCGCAAATGCATTGCGCAAAGATAATGTCTTTGTTGGGTCGTATTGTGCGTAAACACTTAACGTGTACTGATATGTTTTTGGTGCTGCTATCATTATTTCAAAGATTCTTGTATTTGTTCATCAATAAACTCATTGACTAATGTCATTGCTTCTTGTAGTTTGTTGACAGCAGAAGTCAATCTTACATCTGCCCCAATATTTTCTACTTCCTGAACAGCATAATACCATACCTGCCTAATCCTGTCAACTTATCCGCTCTGGAAAATAATGTCTTCAAACCTAGTTTTTCATTCAATGCTTTCCATGCGGCTTCAAATACCGTATCTTTCGCCTCTTTGCTTTCTTCCAGAATTAAATCACCTGCCCATGTGGCTTCAACAGGACGATCTATTACCGCCTTAGCAACCTCATGCCTTTTATACTTTGCAGCATAATCGGAATATACCATCTGCAAAGGATATCCTAAGGCAGCATACAAATCACGATCCCCATTATACTGCATGCCTAACTGGAAAGCTAAAGAGGCTCTTCCAATCGCTTCACTTAATGTTTGGATGTTAGGCGTTTTTTCCATTATTTCTTCTGTTGCCCTGTTTTAGGATCAATTACCTTGGTACTCCCGTTGGGGTTGGATACAAACCAGATTGATTTGGTGAGACAAATGCAGCAAGAGGAAATGGGGTTGGAATTACCCCCTGATTTTACAGAGGATTCAACTTTTATAAACGAATAACAATTAATAAAAATGGAATTAGCAATATTAGAGATAGAATCATTGATTAAACGATACGACTACCAAATACTTAGTTTCAGTAAATATTTCAGAGAGCCTAAAGAACAAGCTGATGAAAGATTGAAAAAATTAACAGAAATTAAGCAACAATTAATTGATGCGCTTAGCTTAATAAAGTTTAATTATAACAATAAAGATATGCTACTGGCCATGTTTGATTTAGCTCAAACAATGCCTGAAAACTTAACGATTGGAGATAAAAATAAGGTAATAAATAAATTTATAGACAACATTAATTTAAATTCAAAATTATGAGAACACTTTTTTTGCTTATGGTTATTTCGATGAATATACCCATGTCTTTTAGTCAAAACAGATTTACATCTGAATTTAAAAAGGCCGATAGAGCCTTTAGCACAACAATTGATTCGTTAAACTTTTGCGAGTTGCAAGATTATGTTTATAGCGATTTAAATGCTTCAATTAAAGCGAACGTAACGAAGCAAACTCTTTTGTCTATTTATTTGAATGCCTATATTGATGGATTTGTCGGGAAAAGCGATACTATTAATTTAAAAGAGTTGAGAGAAAATTTAGAGTTTCAATCTAAATGCATTGACTTTAATATTTGGTTCTTCAATAATGCGCATTCGTCTTTTTAATTGCGCCCAACAGACGGTAATTGTTGCTTTTTTCTTGCAACAATTACGTGTTAGCTGCTTTGCTTATTTAATCTAAATGTAATTTATGAAACCATTAAATGTAAAAAATTACGGTTCTATTCCACATTTATCGAGTAGTAAACTTGGTATTGGAGATCACTATGTCGAAAAAGGAATGGAGCGAATATTAACCGAAAAAAAGCGAGATAAAAATGATGTTATATTTGCTTACGAAAAATACGACGGCTCAAATGTCGGAATTTGCAAAGTAGATAATAAAATTTATGCTTTAACTCGATCTGGTTATGAGGCTAAAACAAGCCAATATGACCAACACCATTTTTTTGATGAATGGGTTTATAATAATGAAAAGCTATTTTTGTCGTTGCTAAAAAATGGTGAAAGAATAGCTGGTGAATGGTTGTTTCAGGCTCACGGTTTAAAATATAGAATTGAAGGTGAGCCTATTTTATTTTTTGATTACTTTAATACTAATAATAAGCGTGTTAGTCAATCAGAACTTAGAATGATTACAGAAAATTATAACCTTAAAATGCCTCGATTATTACATATTGGCGATTCTATTTCAGTGGATGAATTAATACCTATTTTAAATCAAAAAACTGATTCTATTAAAAGCGAAGATAATCCAGAAGGTATAATTTTTAGAGTCGAGCGAAATGATAACGTTGATTTCTTGGCTAAATGGGTCAGGTCTGATTTTGAAACAGGGAAATATTTAATTAATGTTTCCGAAAAAACTTACAACGACGTATTTCCGTCTTTGTAGCATTGCAGCTAACGAACGGGGCTTTGCGTCCGCCCTGTGTTGCGCCTGCGGCTGGGTGGTCGCAAAGGACGTGTTGGGCGCTTTTAATTCTTAAAATCAAATTTATGGAAATGAATTATTCTGCTACAGGATCAGTCAGGCAATACAAGGTATTAAGGTGTGATAGAAAAGAAATTGTTTCTTTTGTCGAGCAATGGCACTATTCAAAAAATGTTAACGGCCTTACTACTGATTATTGTTTCAAATTATTAGATTCTAGCGATGTTATTATAGGTGCAATCATATATGGTAAAATTGCAATGGCTAACGTTTGGAAAAAATATGCTGAATGCGAAACAGATTTGATTGAATTAAAGCGTTTGTGTTGCATCGATAATACATTAAAAAATGCAGAAAGTTTTTTTATTGGCAATACATTGAGATGGCTAAAACGGAACACAAATGTAAAGACCGTAATTAGCTATGCTGATATGACATACTCGCATGAAGGAACTATTTATAAAGCCGCTAATTTTGTGCATAACGGAATGACAGCAAATGGCAAAGTGATAATGTATGATGGCAAAAGATATCACGACAAAACAATAAGAACTAAGTACAAGGGCGAGCTAAAGCCGTTTGCTTTAAAAATAAAACAAGCCTTGGACACAGGCGAAGCCAAGTATGAAGACACGCTCGGAAAACATATTTATCTTTACAATTTAAAGGCATGAAAATCGTTGGAATTATCGGGGCATTCTGCCTAATCTGTTTCTTTTTCTACGACAATCGTCCTCAGTACGACGGGGTATACATGCCTTGCAAGCAAGTTCAAAAAGAAATCGAATGGGATTCAGCAAAGGCCCGGATAATCCGAGGGGAGGTTCCGGCTGATTCTGTAACTATTATAATTCAAAGGATCAATGCTCATTCAATACCGAACACAAAATAGTTTCGTTGACAAATACTCGCACTTATGTATTGACGGAAGGCCCTGCGACAATCTTGGAGACGCTATTTACTACGTGGATGGTAGAGCAATGGTTATCCGGGTTTCATTGTCGTTTGGTCTGGCGTTAAGTTGGTCAACAATCCAATTGTCAGTCATGCCACGCCCGGAGGCAAGTTTGTATGCTTCGGATAGGTCGTTGTAATCAGGGATTGACTCTTTTAAATGCTCCATGACCCTCTCGACCGTCACTTCTAAAGAGAGTTCCTTGGCTTCTTGGTAATCAGCCAAAAACTTGGCCTCCTTTTCCTGAATTGCCCGATAGCGTCGCCCAGCCGGATCAAACGAAGGGGTTGTGGCTTTGGCGTCGCTGTGCTCCCGGTATTCGTTTAGAATAGCCTGAGCTTCTTTGGCAACCTCCGGCCTACGGCGCTTGTTCTCGGCCACGATACCCAAAAGCGAAGTATTTTCGGTTT